TATAGAATGGCTAAACAGATTGTGTGGGAAGACTTAAAGAGTATGTTGCGTGACAAGAACTGGATAAAGAAGATCAATGAATCAGAACTAACCATAACATTGGTTAATAGTAGTATCATAATGTTGCGTAGTGTGGACAATCCAGACTCAATTCGTGGACTAGGTTTAGATCACATAGTAATAGATGAAGCCGCAGATGTATCACAGTTAGATGAAGTGTGGAATGCAGTACTTAGACCTACACTATCAGATAGACAAGGCACAGCACTTATTATTAGTTCACCAAAAGGCAGAGGTTCATTATACGATCTATATCAAAATGAAAAGCGACTAGAAGATTGGAAGAGTTGGCAATATACCACTATACAAGGTGGTAATGTAAGTGCAGAAGAAATAGAAGCCGCCAAAAGAGATATGGATGAACGCACATTCAAACAAGAATACTTAGCACAATGGGTAGACTACTCAGGACTTATATACTATGCATATGGCGATCATAACATACTACAACGACCTGATATGCTCAAAGATCCAGGCACAATGCTACACATAGGCATTGACTTCAACATAGATCCTGGATGTGCTGTAATAGCCGTTAAGACACAATTAGGCTTACACATCATAGATGAACTAGAAATATACGGTACTAACACACAAGAGATGTGTGCAGAAATACAACGCAAATACAAGAACAGGCGTGCCATAGTGTATCCAGATGCCTCAGGTGCACAACGCAGAACAAGTGCAGGAGGTATTACGGATCATATAATACTATCTAACGCAGGCTTTCAACTTAAAGTAGGTGCAGTTAACCCTGCTGTAAAGGATAGAATAGCCGCAGTAAATAGTGTGCTAAAAGAAGACAATATTCGGTTGACAATTGATCCCAATTGTGTTAAAGTAATAAACGGACTTAGCAAACATGTGTACAAAGAAGGCACTAGGCAACCAGAGAAAGATTCAGGACTAGATCACTTCAATGATGCACTAGGATATATGGTCAATCACCTATTCCCATTAAACATCAAACCCATAACTAATCATCAAAGTCCAGTAGGACAAAGAATAAGGAGAAAAATATGAAAATACCAGATAATTGGAAAACAGAAAGCACTCACAAAACAAACACATTGAACACATTGGCACTTATAGGTATAAGTCTTATGTGGGGTCATATGTTAGATCTAATATCATTATGGTGGATGCCATTAACTGTGCTAACACTTATAGCCGCATATGGTAGTGAGATCAATAAAAGGAATTCATAATGAGTACTAGAAAAGGATTTGAAAAGTTAAGTGAGCAGAAAGCACACAACAAAGAAACACATCCTGAACGAGGCACTAGGCGTTATGCACAGAATGAAAAGATTATAAACAATAACCCTGTGTTGAAGAAAGCCAGAGATATATCACAAGGCTTCTCTCCTAGTAGTACTATAAGCACAGGTGCTGATGTTAGTCAACAATACAAAGACAACTATGATAAAATAGATTTCAAAGGTGTTAGACTAGAAAAGAAAGGATACCGTGTTAAAGTAAACGGCGTGTATCAAGACGAGCAAGACAATGACTAATCAATGGCACGGAGGCAAAGGCTCTGCTCCACGCAAGTCAAATGATCAACAAGCATATGAAGATAATTGGGAAAAGATATTTGGCAAAAAGAAGAAACAGCCAGATCACCCTGATTATGACCCTGCTGACACAGAATGGGAAGACTTAGCAGATGACTAAGTTCACTTACAAGCCTTTACCTGCAGGTGTTACTATAGGAAATAGCAACATAGAAGGCTTAGGTTTGTTTGCAACTGATCTGTTTCCTCCTCACACCATACTAGGTATAAGTCACCACATAGTAGACTATCAAATTATTAGAACACCATTAGGTGGCTTTGTTAATCACGCAAACAAGCCTAACTGTGAACTTGTAGAGAATGGAAACACATACATATTGCGTACTATTAGAAACATATTACCCAGAGAAGAACTAACAGTTAAGTATAGTATAGAACAATGATAACATCAACATACAGAATATATTGGTATCCTTCACTGCCGCGTGAACAATGGACTTATGAATTTGAACTAAGCACTGAAGAACAGTACAAAGATCGCACATGGACCATGCGTACCAGAGAAGAATTAGAACTGTATGCAAAGTATTATGCAGAACATATAGGTGGTCATAGATATGAAAAAACATTAGAAATAAACAGGAATAGAAATGAAAACAATTAAAACATTGCAAGACCTAGACAGAGAAGATGGTATAACCACATTCACTGAAGAGTTAGGCAATCATCCTGGACATGTGTTGTTTGAGCAATACATAAGTGCATACAAAGATCTAGATGATGTTGAAAAAGCACAACACAAATTAAGTGATAGTCAAGTGTACAGAGACTACATAGACGCACAAAAGTATGGCATTCAAATATATAATGTGCGTACTAGCCAAGGAATACACCCGGCAGCCGATGTATATAGCGTGGACAATGCCATATTTGTCCAAAAATAATCTATAATAGATAAATATACTTGTTATAACATAACTTGATACTCACACAGTGAGTAGTTATTATTCACTATAGGAATATTATATGGCCGCACCCTTCAACTATTACGATTATATCACAGGTTCCCATGAACTCTATCAACGATACGCAGACGACTGGAGACTTGCAGTACGATCCTTTTGGGGTGGTGTAGAGTACAGAGATGCACAATACTTAAGATCATATGCAATTGATCAAAGCACAGCAAGTGACACAATCAGAACTTATGATGAACAAGACGGTGTAGTAACAGGTAGTTACATCACAGAACTAGTTCGTCCAACAAATTCGCAACAAGAAGCAGACACAGGCAGTAGTGGTTATGTTGGTTCTTTCTATGATGAGAAAGTAAACAATGTACCAGTATTACCTTATACTAGACTGTATGTAAGCGAATACAACGCAATCTTATTTAGATCGCCTCCAGTTAGAAACCTCCCAGATGAAGCAGACATAAAAGAATTTATGCGTAACTGTGATGGCGAAGGCAATTCAATAAACGAATTCATGAGCATGGTAGACACATACTCAACAGTATACGGTGTTGTGTGGGTAAGTTGTTTGAAATTAGCAGGTGCAGATTATCCTAAGTGGAGAATGCATTCACCATTAGATGTACTTAATTGGAAGTATGGTTATGATGCTAATGGTGATCTACAATTAAAGAGTATTGTACTTAGAATAAGTCAAGAACCTGGAGTACAAATACTACAACACATAACCGCAGACACAATCGAAACAATCTTTATGCCATTAGGAGAAGATGATATAGATGTACCAGAAGGTGCTGAATATATTGTTGATCCAGAAGCAGAAGATGAAGACAAAGGATTTTACAGAACAATTCAAGAGAATCCTCTTGGATATCCTCCTGTAAGTCCCATATATCAAAGCACGAAGATCTACAATGGGATAGGTCATACACCTGTTTTTGATATTGCACAAATCCAACGCTCCATATACGGAGACTACGGGGAAATATACAGTAGCATATCGTACGGTGCTCATCCTGTAACAGTTGTAGATGAAACAACATTGACACAAAATGATTTCAATGTTGGTGCTGAGCCTGGATCTGTTATACAAGTACAGAACAGCCTCAATGGGCAACCTAACTTTACTTTTGAATTTAGGTCACCACCTCTAGACAGTATCAAAGAGTTGCGTGAACTTATCGATCAAAAGATAAGCAAAATGAACGAGTTAGCAATGATTAGATCAGAAGAACTAATCAAAGCAAGTCGATCAGGTGTACAACTTGAACAGTACGACAGCAAGTTAGAAGCAATGATACGCAAGAAAGCAACATCATTAGAGAATGCAGAAGCCAATGTGTTATGGCCTATGTGGTTTGATTGGCAAGGACTTGCAATGCCAGATGATTTAACAGTATCATATAATAGACTGTATAACCAAAAAGGTTTAGAAAACGAATTACAAGAGCTGGACAAATTACTACTCACTTATGAAAGATTTGAAAAAGTATTTGGTCCAGATAACTATGAAGATGAACCTGCAGAATTTGCCACAGTAGAAGAAGCAGAAGCAATGGCAAATGTCCTAGGCGGCTCAGGAACTCATAGTCATACCAGTGAGGAGGGCATAACTATATACATGCCATTTGAGACTCACGAAGAATACGAATTAAGAGTAGCAATGGCAAGGTCAGAAGATGCTGACTTTGGTCCAGGGCTCAAACAAAAGATACAAGAGCGTTTAACACAATTAGTTGAAGGTTCTTACACGAACAATAGTCTTTAAACGGACAAGTTGTATAGGTAGGAGTACCATAGTAGGTGCCCTTAAGAAAAATACGCTCACTCAAGCGATAACTAGGAGATAGAAAATGGAAGCAGATTCCACAAATACAGTTGAACATACTGAACAAAGTGTTCCGGTAACAGATTCCGCAAATAGCGTCGACAATATGGAAACGGTTAAATCTGAAAATAATACAACGCCAAGCGTTGAACAAAGAGACGGTAAGTTATATGTTGATGGAACTCGTGTGTATACTCGAGATGATGTTAACAAAATAGGTGCTAATGCTAAAAGAGAAGTTGAGTCTAGATTAATTCAAGACTTAAATGTTGATAGCATTGATAGTGTTAAAGGTGTTGTTAAAGCACTTCAAGAAAGTAGCCCAAGCGAAGAAGGCGCATCATTAAATGTTGAATCATTGCGTGATGCAGTTAAGAAGCGTGAAGCAACTGTAGAAGAACTTAAACATCAAGTAACCAGCCTCAAAACAGACTTATTGTTAAAGGACCATATGGGTCAACTTAATAGTGCTATGCCAGGTAACTGGACAGCAGAACAGAAGTCAGCAGTAGTTAAATTAATGAAAGCAGACAATATGTTAGCAGTAGAAGGTGATACTTTTGCAATTAGAAGTGGAGATAGTTATCTCACTACTGATGGTGAAACACCAGATTATAAGAGTGCTGTAGAATTAGTTGGCAAGAATTTAGGTCTTAACTTTGGAAAGCAAGGTGTTGACATGCCATTAGGTGAAACAAGTAGTGTGAAAGCAGATAAGACAGCAGTCAAACCTGCAGATCAAAATCGTGTTAAATCCGATCCGGCATACAGAGCGGCGTACTTAGACTTACGCCTAAATCGTAAGGGAGGAGTTAGTGCTTCAGAGATCACAGATAATATGATCAAAACAAGAGCTAGTGAAATCTCTAAAAAGAAAATTGCTTAATCAAAGTATTAAGTAAACACAATAAATTGTCAATTATAGGAGACAAATATGACAACTTCAACAAATGTTGCACAGTTATATACTGACCTAGTTGCAGATCTAGTACCATACTTCATGAACTCTACTCTGCTTCCTAACAGTGAACTAGTACGCAACTCAATCAATATGGTTGGTGAAAGTGGTGGCGTCGCAAGATTCCCAGTAACTAACCAATACACAAATGCATCCGATGTCGCAGAAGGCGGCTCAATCGGTAATGCATCTAACTTAATTCCAACAGCGGCAAGCATTACTTTGCAAAAGCGTGGTGTTGGTTCAGATGTAACACTCGAAGCATTAAGCGACGGTGGATATGACTTAGTATACAGATCTACATTACAAAGAATCGGTGGTGGCTTAGCACAAGCAACTGACATCGCAGGTTTCTTAGTAGCGGCTACAGCCTTTACTACTGAAGTAGGAACAGCATCAACAGCCGATACTTCAACTAACAATGTAATCATGTCACCAGACGCATTAGGTTATGCAGTAAAAGACGAAGGTCCTATGGTAGAAACATGGTATGATGTTGACACTCAGACTCACCAGTTCAGAGGTTCAATCAGAGACGGTTATGTTGCAATTAGACCTAACTTCGGTGTTAGAATGACTGGCTTAAACGCAGTTGGTACAGCCGCAGGTTCAGGTAACATTGGTTTTGATATCTCAAGCGTTGCTTTAGGTACATCACAATTAAGAGTACAAAATGCTCCAACATTAGATAACGGTAACTACATCGCAGTAATCGACCCAGCGGCAGAATATGCTATTAATGAGCAGGTTGCACTAGCAGGTGGAACAGCGGCAATTGGTTCTTTATCTGATATCGGTAACAAAGCGTTTTACGACGGACTAGTTGGTCAAGCAGTAGGATGTGCTTTCTTTAGAAGTAACAACTTACCAGCAGCGGACTTAACTTAATTTAGGATAATATTATGGCATTTGTAACAGACGGCGCAGGAAATGTAACATCATACGCAGAATACACCGATGTGTTGCAGAAGGATCAACGAATATTAGAAGCAAATGTTATCAAAGTACCAGATGAGTCTGGCTTTGTTGATGTTACTGACTTCATTGAAGACATGCTTACTAAAAGTACAGATCGCATAAACATTAAATTTAAGGCAAGTTCTTGGTACCAAGGATATTTGAATTACACAGGTCAATCAGTGTCGAATCCGGCACTGATGCCTGACTTTAATCCAAATTACATTCTTAGTAGACAACAAGAATTTACTGATTTAGCGGTGTTTTACTGTATGTATTATTATATCTGTCCACTTATTGCAGACTTTTCCGATGAGGATAATGGGTCAGCAGAAGTACAGAAAATAAAGTATTATGAGGACAAGTTCCAAGGTTTGTTTAACGAACTTATTGCACTTGCTGATTGGTACGATGCAGACGGCGATGGTACAATTGAAAATTCTGAAAAAGTCTGGACTAACCAGACTGTAAGGCGTAGCAGGCGTAGATCAACAGTAGTGAGAGTTAACTAATGTCAATTAGAACTCTTATACTACAACAACTGGCTAACACACTAGCAAATGGTGGTGTTGTTTCAAGTGATTATTCATTAGAAGCAAACGAACTACCATGGAATGCTAGTGGACAGCCATTGTATGTTAAAAACATGCGTGTGGTATATGTTAGCGAGGAAGAAGAAGCAAAAGTTCAACTTTATCGCACACTGGATCAAGGCGATGTCTATCAGACAGAAACCTTAGTCCAAGCCTTCTTAAGCGAAGATGCTAAAAATATTAATGCAAATAACCCAACCGTTATAGAAAACATGCTCAATGCCAAGGACATAGTTAACACAGCAAATGGATTTAATGTCCAAGTTGCTGACAGTGGCTATGAACAAGAAATTGAAGGTGATACTATAACATATACTTTCGAGTATACATTTACAACCATATAGGAGAAATACAATGGCAGTAATGAACATAACAGCGGGTAGTCAAGCAATCCTAACACTAGGTAACACCGAAGCTCTATCTTTACCAGGCGCGGCAGACGGAATGGTTATTCCTTTCGTCCAAGATGTAACAGTCAATGCGGCACCAGGTATTGTTAGATATTCAGTACTTGATAGTTCAAGTAGTAAAGCATTTACAACAGTTAACGAGAACTCTGTTTCTGGTAACATGTTAGTAGACGAAGATTCATTCTTCGGACTAAGCGGAGCAACTAACACAGTTGCACTTAATGGTTTGTTTGCTACATCAACAGCGAAAACAAAAGTATTCTTTACAGTGGCCTTTGAAGGCGCTGATAGTGGTGATCACTATATTAAAGGATCAGGTTTTATCGGTGGATTAGCACCAACGGCATCAATGGATGCGGCTGTGTGGTTAAGCCCAGTTGAAATCATCGTTGACGGTGAACTAACAGCGGCAACTGTTTAACGACCCAAAACATATATGACTCCTCTCATTCGAGGGGAGTTATATTATTATAGGACAAAGATATGAAACATAAATTCTTAAGAAATTTTGATGCAGAAGGTAACTGGACTAAACCTTCTAGAATTATTCGTGTAGATGGCGTAGAACACGACATGGACGAGTATGCAAAAGAGCATGGTATAGAACTACCTGACTCTAAGTCTAAAAAACATAAAGATATAAAGAAAGAGGTAAATACACATGCAGATATGGAAAGAAAAGACCATTCCGGAGATCATACAGTCGATGGAGATGGAGATAGCGAAGGCTAAAAATGAACTTCGTTGTGCTGAGAAAGATATGAGCAAAGCACAAAACAGGATAGCATTTACATTAAGTGCTATACATAATTTAAAAGATAGAGATATAAAGGAGTAAAGATATGAAATTAGCAGAATTATCACAAAAACCCAAATTACTTAAAGTAATGATCGACAGAGAAGACATCGTAGAAAAATACGGTGAAGAACTAGAATTCTTTGTTTATGACAGACAACCCCTAGATGTATTCTCCAAATTAGCAAATGCTGAGAGTGGAGATCTTGGTGGCACAACTATGCTACTAAAAGACTTAATACTTGACGAAGAAGCAAATTGCATCATGAACGATGACAATATTCTTCCTATGGATGTCATGATCGAAGCAATCAAGTTGATTGGCGACAGATTGGGAAAGTAACAAGCCATACTATAGTAGAAGGCTCGCCCGAAACAAACATAATACTACTGTTTGATTCAATGGGAAGACGATATAGCAAGTTACCAAGTGAAATATTGCGTGAAGCAGATTCGTTTGATATAATGGTCATGGATGTAGCACACACATATGAAAAGTATATGGACGCAAAGAAAAACAATAAAGGTATGGATCAATTCTATAGTCAAGAAGATTTAGAAGCATACCACAAACAGGTAACTGGTAAGGAAAAATAAATGGGAATAAAGGTAGATACAAAACAAGTTGACAAGTTACTCGACATGCTAGGCGATTTACCTGCAGACGCAATGAACAAAGCATATCCCTATCTCAAAAGCGAAACACCTAAAAAGACTGGTAATGCAAGGCGTAACACATCTCATACAAATAATAGTCTTAAAATTAAGAGTAAGTACGGTTATGCCGGAAGACTAGACGAGGGTTGGAGCAGGCAAGCACCAGATGGCTTCACAGATCCTACTATAGACTTTATTCAAGATTATTTTGATAATCAGGTAAGGAAATTATAATGGCCAAAAGTATAGAAGTCACATTAGAGTTAAACAATAAACAATATAGCAGAGCGTTAAACCAAAGTAAAACGCAAACAGATTCCTTTGGTAAATCAGCCAAAGTATCAATGGCTGGTGTTGCTAGTGCTTTTGCGGCACTTGGCGGTGCGGCAGTAATCAAGAGCATTGTAGATGTTGGTCAAAGATTCCAAGATTTAAGAACAAGTCTTGCATTTGTCGAAGGTAGTGCTGAAGCCGGTGCCACTGCATTCAAAAATATATCAGCGTTAGCAACTACTACACAATTTGGTGTAGAAGAACTTGCAAAAAGTTATATAAGATTACAATCAGAAGGTCTCGAACCAACAAATGAATTACTATTGTCATTTGCCGGTGCCGCATCTATTACTCAAGACCAATTAGGCTCATTAACAGCACTAACAGAACTATTTGCAAGAGCGGCTGGTAAAGGTAAATTAGAACTCACAGACTTTGACAAGATTGCTGAAAGAGGTATTCCAATATACAGTCTGTTGCAAGAGAAATTTGGTATGACTGTTGACCAAATTAAGAAATTAGCCACAACAGCAAAAGGTCAAAAACAATTATTTAAAGGTATCCAAGAAGCACTGGAAGACACCTACGGTGAAGCCTTACCAGCAAAATTAAAAGATTCAAGTATTGCATTTAGTAACTTAAACATTGCAGTAAACAATTTAAAAGACAGCCTATTCACAGAGATGGGACTTGATGCTACTGCAGGAATAGAATCATTAACAGCGGCAATACAATCCTTAGCAGATAACACAGAAGGTCTAGGTAGAGGTCTAGCAGCCGCGGCTGGTGTATTAGAAACATTGGCTGCCGCATTTGTCTTTAGCAAAGTGGTTTCTAAAAACGCACTTGACCAATTTGTCAAATTTGGAGACAAAATAAAAGGTCTATTTGCCAAAGGAGGTGTATTTGCAGGTGCAATAAAAATATTCAAAGACTTTGCATTCTCCATTAGATTAGCAGGTTCAACTATAGCAGGCTTTGTTGGTAAAAGAGTAGGTCTCGGAGCACTTGCAGTTGCATTGGCAGCCGTTGCACCAGCAGGCGCCGGAGTTGCAATATTAATTGGCTCAATTGGATTAGCCATCGATGGTTTGGCTAGAATATTCACTGGTAAAGGCATCATTCAGCACCTTAAGGACTTTGCATACTATGTAGGTATACTCACAAAAGATGCTGATGAAAGTACCGAATCAATTAAAAATAACGCACATGTGTTAGCCCACGAGGCAGAACAAGCCAGACTAGCAGGAATAGAGTCTAAAAAATTAGCCGATCGAATCAAAGAACTTTCAAGTGCCGCAAAAGGATTCACCGAAACCGATTATAGAACAGAATTAGAAAAGTTAACAGATAGACAACAAGAAGCCAGAAGAGCACTAGGTGATTTATTAGTTGCATACGAAATGAGTAATGGCGCCCTCGCCGATTACGAAAAATTACTTGCCGCTGTTAATAATGAAATAGTAGCGGCTGATAAAGCAGTAAGTGATTACAAACAAAGTCAACAAGATGCTACATTCCAATTGCAAAGTTATGTAGAGTTCATGAAGCAACTCAAGGAAGAAACAGCATCAACTATAAATCAACAAAGACATGCCACTGATGCATTAAAGTTCTTTACTCAAGCATATGAAGATGGCTTTATCAGTGCTGAAGCATTTGCAATCATGCAAGAAAGACTTAACAGTATACTTGGTATTACAAAAGACGAGGCTGATGAAGTTGCTACTGGTATGGAAACATACAAAGACGCACTAGCAGAGGCTGGTTCTGCATTAACTGATTATACTTTATTACAAGAATTACTCAATGAGTTATTCACAACTGGCCAAATAACCTTAACAGAATATAATGACGCAATCAGAGATCTAGATGAACAATTTAGTCAAAATGAAGGACTAAACAATTTCCTTGATGTGTTAGGCTCAGCACAAGTAGCCTTAAGTCAAGATTTAGCACAAGCATTTATGGATGGCGAAAGTGCAGGTGATTCATTCCAGAAGTTCTTTAAGAAAATGGTTAAACAAATAATTGCAGATATTCTTAGATTACAAATTATACAACCTATACTAAGTTCTATTATGGCACCATTTGGCTTCGGCTTCGGCAGTGGTGGTAGTGTTGTCAAATTACCTTCAGGTGATGGAGGTGGTTACACAGGATCAGGTGCTAGAGCAGGTGGTGTAGACGGTAGAGGTGGATTCCCTGCTATATTACACCCTAATGAAACAGTTATAGATCATACCAAAGGACAAGGTATGGGTGCTGTACAAAACACAGCAGTAACATACAACATCAATGCCGTAGATGCTCGTTCATTTAAAGAACTAGTAGCAAGTGATCCAGAATACTTATACAATGTCACCCAAGTAGGTGCAAGGAGACAACCACGATGAGCCTACAAACAATAGTAGATAATGCAACTTATGTTACAATATACAGAAAGAAAATTGCAGGGCAATCAATATCAAGATCAGGTAGATTACTTACTTCTGAAGTAGTAAGTGCTGTACCATATCAGTTCACTAGCGGCATGCACGGTGGCTTACAATACAGTACTAACAGAGGACTTACAGAAGACTTAAATGCATTAGATGTAACAGAAGAAGCAACAATAGACATAGGTACGACTAATACTAGCCTTGCTTACATCACAGCATATCAAGGAGATAGTACAGGTATAGGAAGTGTTACTTGCGTATCAGCAAGTGGTTCAACACTAACAGTAAATGCCAGTAGTGCAGGTAGTGGCACATTCTTGTTTAAGAAAGGTGACTACATACAACCAGCATCAGGATATAGATACCCATATCAAGTAACAGCAGATGTAGCCCATACTACTTCAAGTAGTGTTGCTATACCACTAAGCAGACCATTCATACCTCAAGACAGTTATACACTAAGTGGTAAAGGAATTGTAGTAGGTTCAGCGTGTACATGGAAAGTTAAAATGGTAAGCAAGCCTAAGTATAGTGTTATACCTGGAGATTTATTACAATTTGACTCTGAATTCGAATATTTAGAGTTCATTAGAAAAGAGGACGGTTAATGGCTACCACAATCACTGAAGTAACTGCAAATAACATCAAACATTGTTTGCTTATACAACTACAAATAGGTAGTACAACTTATTATGTGTCAAATAGTTGGAAAACAATCACATATGATGGTAATGATTACACTGAATTAGGTGCATTTCTGAATATAGGTCAATTTCAAGAAGATATTAAGACAACAAACGGCGATTTAAACATGGTTTTGACAGGAATACCTGCGGGTAATGTGCAAACAGTCCTAACAAATCAGGTTAAAGGTGGTGCTGTAAGTATATTTAGAGCATTTTTTGACGATAACTATGCAGTTACTAATGTATATCCTCGTTACAAAGGTGTTATTACTAACTATAGCATCACAGAAGATGTTAATATTGAAAATGGTGACATAACTAACTCAGTTGGTATAAGTGTAGCAAGTATTAACACTATATTAGAGAACAGAATAAATGGACAGCGTACAGCACCAGCAGATAGAAAGCGTTTATTCCCTGGAGACAATACTTTTGATAGAGTGCCTGTGATTAACAACACATCTTTTGACTTTGGTAAAGAATACACAGGTGGTGGCGGCTACGGAGGTGGCGGCGGAGGCGGTGGCCGAGGCCGTGGTGGCGGCGGAGGTCGTAACCAACAACAAAGATAAAGATATAAAGGTTTGAAGATATGAAGATAAGAAACGCAACAATACAAGATTTTGATAGAATAATGGAAATGATGATAGACTTCGCAAACAGTAGCCCATATGAAGCACATCACAATCCACAGTACGGAGATACATGGGTTAGACGCTTGTTATGTAAATTTATGCAAAGCGGATGTATACTGTTAGCAGAGCATGAAGAACAAACAATAGGCATGTTGATTGGAGATATATCATCCGATCCATGGTTACCAGAGATTAAAACACTTCGCGAAGTAGCGTGGTGGGTAGATGAAGAACATAGAATGACTAGTGCAGGATATAAATTATTATTAAAGTATATCAAGATAGGAAAAGCACTACAAGAAGCAGGTGAAATACAAGGCTTCACATTAACAAACATGGAACAGTCGCCAGACTTTGACTTAGAAAGCAGAGGTTGGCGTCCTATAGAAAAGAATTATATTTACGAAGGATAACATATGGCAGTCTTTACAGCAATAGCAACAGCAATAGTAAGTGCGATCGGTATAAGTACCGCAACTATCTTTGGTACATTAACTTGGGCAGGTTTAGCCACATCTGTTATAGCAGGTGGATTAGCAATGGGCACAGCAAAAGTATTAGGTGTGTTCAAACCACCTAATGTAGCAAGTGCAAAAGACCCAGGCGTTAAAGTACAAGTATCGCCAAGCACAGACAACAAAGTGCCTGTGTTCTATGGCAGTAACTTGACTGGTGGTATTATTGTAGATGCTGGTATTAGCAATCAAAACGATACAATGACTTATGTTATAGTGCTAGGTGAGAAAACAGACACCGGTACATACACAATAGGTAAACAATACAGAGGCGACCAACAACTTAACTTCGGTGTTGGTTCACAAAGTCATGTGGTTACATCAGTAACAGATGCTAACGGTACAGCCGCAAACAAAGTTAATGGTAAAATGCGTTCAAGAATATATGCTGGTGGTACTGCCGCTAGTGATCAAATATTCCCAGCAAGTGGTAACCAAGTTGCCGCAACCACTATGTTAAGTACAATCAATGCAAACACCAGTTACGAAGGTCTAGTATATGTTGTATTCCAAATAGACTATGATGCTGAAGAAGGATTAACAGGCTTAGGACAATACACAACAGAAATAACAAACAGTCTAAGCGAGCCTGGTGCAGTACTAGATGATTATCTCACAAATAGCCGTTATGGAGCAGGGTTAAGCACTTCAGACATAGACTTAACTTCAATTGCCGCACTTACAAGTTATGCAACTGAGCAAGTAGATTATACTACTAGTGTAGGTGCAACAGCACAACACAATAGATGGGCAATCAATGGTATGATGGGCACATATTCAGATGTGTTTACAAACATTGATTTGATATGTCAAGCATGTAGTACCTTCTTTACTTACAATCCTAAAGTGGGTAAATTCGAAGTAGTTCCTAACAGAGAGGCAACAACCGCAGAAAAGAGTGCGGCTTATGTTTTTGATGATGACAATATTTTAGGTGCTATAGATGTATCAAGTACAGAATTGTATTCACAGTATAATTCATTAGAAGCAGAATTTCCCGATGGTTCAGAACGAGATCAAACAAGTACAGTATTAGTTACTACACCTAGTGGTGAACTTAACCCTAACGAACCTGAAAACAAATTAACAACACGATATCCTATAGTTAATGACGCACCGCGGGCAACTAACCTTGCACAAATAGACTTGCGTCAAAGCAGAAAAGACTTAGTAGTACAATTAAAAGCAGACTATGCCGCTATACAAAGTGATGTAGGAGACATAGTTAAGTTAACAAACGCAACATATGGCTTTACAGAAAAGTTATTCCGTGTTATGCGTGTAACAGAAACGGAAGCCGAAGACGGTATGTTAAGTGTGAGCTTGGTATTATTAGAATATGATGATAGTGTGTACACTCATGTAGTAGTACAAGATTCAGGTGCATTAGACTTAACTGGTATACCAGGATGGTGGACAGGCATATGGGGCAATATTGATTATTCAAACATAGCAAACATTATTGGTAATATAACCATTGTGGATGATCCACTAGGTAATGTAGCAAATGTTATAGATCCTCCAACAGGTAATGTCACAGGCAATGTTGACATTGGTAATGTTATATACGGTCCAGGAGCAGGTGGTCCTGATATACCAAGTATCAACTTCCCTATCACAATACCAGACATACCTGACATTGACAAAATTATAGCAAACATCAACATAATGGGTGGTGCAACAAGTATTGAGCCTGAAATGGCTACTATATTCCCAACAGTGGGTGCAACCTTTACACCTGGTGAAACAGTTAATGTGTCATTGCCACAACCTAAACCAGTGCCCAAAGACCCGGCATTCCCAGCAGGTCCATTAACAGATGAACTGTTAGCAGAATTAAGATTAGAGTTCGGTGGCACATTTGACAACAGATCAATAGTGGCAAGTACTGCCAACATAGCATTGAATAACCAAGGTGCTATCAGTAGATCAGACTTAGGTAGTGTACAGGCTGGATTACAGTATGAAGAAGATGTATCAAATAACTCAGTGGCAAATGCCGCGGTAGTAAGTGCTCCTATAGGTTCAAATGCAAGTATTATAGCACCCATCGACATTGTAGACCTAGGTGCTATTGACTATGGAGAATTTAGTGCTGTTAACAGTCTAGTATCATATGGTGCACTCAATGGACTAAACACTAACGAAATAGCATACAAACCAGCAAGAGAAATCTTCTACAAAGAATTTGATGTTGATCCTGTTACAGGCGCATATACACCAAATGCAAATGCAGACATTGGCGAAATAGCACAAGGTAGTGGTATTATATCTGGTAACTTACCTGTAATACCTACACTAAGTGATAACTTTAAATATGAAATATCAGAGTCTAGAGGTTCTACCATTGCAGTTAACGATTTTGGTAGACCACCAGCAAGTGCAACCAAGGCTTATGTACCATCACACATGAATGTGGTTAACTATGCAAACAGTGATTTAAATGTTAATGCTAGTGGTGTGCGAGGATTCGATGTGACTAACCTAGACAAACGAATAAGTAAATCAGATGCTTACTTAGATATCGGAGGATTCTTCTAATGCAAAAATATGTGTTTTACAACAATGTTAGCGGCGATATCTATTATGTAAGAGATATCACTGAAGCAAAAGCAACTAGGTTATGTAATGCAAACACAGGTATGAACATGAGTTACATACTAGAAAGTGAAATAAATGGTACTGTGTACAATGCAAAGCATGTAGAATTAGATTTAACTACTACACCTTTTAGTACTAGATCTGTTCCTGCTGTATATGATGATGATTTAGCAAACAAAATAAAGAGTCAACGAAACAATATGCTAACAACATGTGATTGGACGCAAGGTGCTGACTCACCGCTAAGTGATGCCAAAAAAGCAGAGTGGCAAACATATAGACAAGCATTACGAGATTTCGATTATGCAGGAATAACTGAAGATATAAACATACCGTGGCCTACACGCCCGGAATAAGGAAATATAGATATGATAGAAGTATACGACTCGGTAATATTAAGAATGTATGACGCAGATGGCAACTATATAGGACCATCAGAGCGTTGTATAGTAGTAGATGGTGTAAGAATTGACATAGACGAGTATGCCGCGGCATCAAATGGTCGATTAGTACTACCAGACGCTTAGTAAATACCAACAAAATTACTATTTAAGGTAAATAGTATTATTAAAATATTCTGTTATACCTCAGTATAACAGTCTGATCCCTCAGGAGTAAACATGTCAGGTAGATTATTAGATTTCAAAAGTTATGTAGGTGGTGCAGACAATGTGGTTGTCGAAGAAGTATTCCCATCAACAGCAAAACAATATCAATACAATTATGGTTCAGATGTAAGCACATTTACATTTGCCGCAACATATCAAACATTAATAGCAGATGTCGTAGCATACGACAGAAACACTGGCTTGCCTAACTTTACAGATACTAAAATAATTGGTTTCTTTGGCTCACCAGGTGCATCAATACCAGGTGCTAACATTGATGATTCGGATGCCCTAAACGGTATAATAAATTTTAACATACCTGCAGACCTATATACAGGTCCTATTACTCCAAGTGCAAGAACAAATGTACCACTAACAATAGTAACATTTACATGGACTAATCCAAATGGAGCAAATCCAGACATAGTAGAATCACACAGATGGTGCTTGATGCAACGCTGGGAAAGTTCAGTATCACCAGCAGATCCTACATTAGATGCAAATTACATTCCATTAGGAACAGGCGGTTTATTAACATTCACTGACAATAGTGCAACTGACGCCGATAGAGCAATTGGTGCATACACAGTAACTGGACTAAGCAACAAAGAAGGTACTGGTGCAACATTTAGCGTACAAGTAACAACAGGTGGTGTAACAAACATAGATATTGTATCTAGAGGTACAGGATACAATGTTGGTGACACTATACAACTACTAGATGTAGACATGGGCGGTGGCGGAGCCGCAGACATAACAGTAACAGTATCTACAGTAGCATAAGGAGACTAACATGGCAAATGTAACAGTTAGCGTCCCAACTAGCAACATAACAGTTGATACTACCAATAGCATAGTAAATGTAGCAAGTACTACTTCTAATGTAACACTAAGTTCTACAGCGGCAGTTAGTAACGCAGATGTTAGACAAGCAATAAGTGTAAGTAATGAAAGTGGCTTTGGTAACTTAGCATACGATACTTCATCAACATCAAATGGTATAATTCAATACACAGGTGTAAGCACCTCAGACATTAGAACTCAAATAACTGGTGCATCACCTATTATATACAGTAGTGCCAGTGGTGAAATCAGTCTATCCAGTGCCGCATCATTCATAGGCAAGACCACAGATGATTTACCTGAAGGTACTACAAACAAATATTTTACAACAGATAATGCAAATGCCGCCATACTAGATTATGAAGGTGCATTGCCAGGTATCACAACATTAGACGCCAGTGGTAATATCAGCCTAGGCGGTAATTTAAATATTACTAGGGCTTCAGCAGAACAGGTCTTTGTTAACGGTAACAGTAACGATTTATTCCAGGTATCAAATTTTGACGAAATTAAATTACGATCCGGTGGTCCTTTTGAAATCTTAGGTAGTAACATCAATTTATGGGCAGATAGTACCAGTAGTGGTGCTAGTACTGTTATATTGGGTAACCCAACTTTCTTAGATCCAAGTAGCGTACTCATTGACCATAATATTAGATCCGGTGGACCATTAGTCTTGCAAGGTGGTTATGCTAAGACCATGAACCAGGACACGCAGTACTTAAGAATAGAAACAGTAGAAGCAGTTGGTATTAACCCAGTTGTTAGAAAATACGCTGATTTTAATCAAAGAGGAAATGCAAACATTTATCTAGACCCTGCAGGCAGAGCTGTTACCAGTGGTGGTTTTAAATTAATGAACAATGCAAATACTTCAGTGTTTAGCGTTAATCATTTAGGTGCAACTACTATAGGTGGTTCACTCACAGTTGACGGTACTGTAGATATCGAAGCAATGGATGTCACTACATTAGGTGGTAATGCTACTACCGGTAATATTAACATTGCGGCCGGTACCAACAACTTAGTTATGCCGAGTGGTTCTAATATTAGATTCTTAGACAACAGCGTTGACAATATAACAGCAAACATATCCCAAAGTACATTTACTGACAGTGGGCTATTTGGTAGTAATTTAAATTCATTCTTACTCAACAAGGATGTAACATTTAACGACATGGAAGTCAATGGTTCTGTTCGATTTGACCTAACAGATTCAGACTCACAAGTAAGATTCCTCTCGCCAATAGAAATTGGCACAGATGCAGTAGTAGGACCTGTGTTCGTAAGCGGAACTAGAGTTAATGATACCATCAATTTTGGTTTAGCAGATTGGGTAGTACTAAAAGACCAAGATGCAACAACAGCTCAAGATTGGTTCTTAAATGTTGATAACAGTTATAGTGGTTCATTAAGTAATGCATACATCAAGTATGATGCTAGTAGCGGTGATTGGTTCGTAGGAAGGAGTAACGGTACTGGTGGTGATATTATCACAGATACCAAATTAGAAAGTTACACTAAGCAGATATCATCAACTGCAAACATATCAACAACATCAAATACAAGTGCCGCACATGGTACATTTACTGGTGCTACTAGTATTACAGCAACAGGTAATGTTAGTATTGGCGGTAATTTAAATGTTACTGGTAACATCAACTCAGAAACAGTAGTTGATCTACTAGTAGAAGATAGAAATGTTACATTACAGTACGGACAAGTAGGTGCTCCAAGTGCCAACTCTCAGATATTCGTCGACAGAGGTTCAAGTTCAAATACATATTTACTATGGGACGAAGGCGCTGACAAATGGAAAGCCAGTAATGACGGTACTACAGAATTTGTCTTACCAGAAACCACAACAGATTTAATAGAAGGTACAAATTTATACTACACAGATGCTAGATTTAACACAGCATTCTCAAGTAAAACAACAAATGACTTAGCAGAAGGCACTAACTTATACTACACAACTGATAGAGCAAATGCCGCTATTGGTGCATATCAAGGTGATATCAATACACCTGGACTTTTAAGTGCAGGAAATATAACTACTTCAGGAACTACTAAAGTTAACAGCGCCGGTAATGGTTATTTTCAGGCTGTAGGCAATGTTTATCTACATAATTCTGATACTTCTGTAGAACCTAGCACAACCCAAGGTGTAAATATTACACAAAATGCAGGCGATAACTTCGGAAACATTGATATCAATAGTGGTTTTAGAATAAATCAAGATGCATTCGCAGTTGTAGGTCACAAAAATATAATTCAAAAAACAGACTTTGCAGATGACATTAATATTAAAAGTCTAACCCAGAGTCCTGGTGAAACAGCAACTTTCAGCGGCAATGTTACAATTGACAATTCTGGGAATTTAAACATAACAGGCGGTGACATAACTGTCGCAGATGGTGACATAACTGCCACAACTGGAAAATTGATAGGAAATACACTAAAATCTACAGATAGCAGTAATAATGTTAGTGTAGTAGAAGAATTTTCTAGTAGCAGTACTGAAGTAGATGTATTCAAAGTAGATGGTGATGGTTATGCACTATTTGGTGGTAACAAATTACCAGCAAATTCATCTATAATAACATATTCAGGTACTGCAGACCTCAAGTTCTTCGAATTTGAAGGTTCTGTAACCTCTGGTGATGCAAACATCACAGTAACAGCAATTAGACAAGGCGATGATGATTCAGCCGCAACAGTAAGTGACTTAGCAGTAGGTTATGTATTAACAGGTGGCACAATTATATTTGATGATGATGCTTATGTAACAGCAATTGATGCCGCTACAGGTAATGTCACAATGAGTTCAACCGCTCTAGGTGATGCTACATTAACTTTTAGTTCAGGTAACACATTCTCTCCAGGTTTAGTTGACACAGATACTGGCTTGGTAATGAGTGTACAAAGTACATTACAATCCACAGGTTCAGGCAGTTACACAACTGTTGCTACTCAAAGAAGACGAAACATCAAATATGGTTATCCACAAAGAGGACCGCAAGGCGCAGACTTTGATATTGCGGCAGTAGGCAGTGGTTCAGAATATTCTTTTGCTGATCTCAGTGACTTCACTGTAGCAAGAACTAATTTAACACCGGCAAATACTGTAATTAAAGCAAATCAAGGTATTGTAGTAGGTGAAAACACTGACTTAACCAACAGAGGTGAAAACGACATATTCCCTTCATTTGGTGTAAACATTATGTGGGATGGTTTAACTGACACAGGCACAGAACCTGTACAGCCTGCTATGTTGTTCAAGAGTTACACAGATAACGCCGCACAAAGTAATTCGGGAACTTTAGGTTCTGGTGCACCTAGAATGTTCTTCACAACTGCTAACGGTAAATCCACAGACAATGACTTTGACTCATATCCTAGACTGAACCAAGAATTAGGAAGACTCACATTCTGGGGTACAAATGGTCAATTGGTAAATCCAAGTTCATATAATGTTCCTGCATACATGAGTGTGGCAGCCGCAGATAATTGGGACACATGGGGCGGTGGTGTTGGAGGTAACACAAATGTTTACTTTGCTTCCACAGGAAATGGTGTAACTGCTGATACATATCTTTCTTACAAAGAAGGTGAATTATTCATAGGTAGTAACAGCACTAACAGAAAGCCTATAACATTCTTGCCAGCGGCACAAGTAACAGGTACTAGACCACAAGAAGCATACATTGGTGGTGATACTCGTTGGGCAGAAATAAATTATGCAGATACAAGTGCCCCAAGTGGTGCTAAATTTACTGTAAACAACGGTGGTTCAGTGAATGCAGGCACAGTAGGTGATATGCAAATGTCACTGAAACGAATAGACAACAGTTCTAACTTAGTCACTAACATTGCATCTATACTAGATGGTGTTGTTGTTAATTCAGCATTTTTCAATCAACCATTCGTGATGCTGGATGCATCTTTGTCACCAGGTAACACACTAGATGGTGTTGTAGCAACAATGAGTGCAAGTGGTACATTCACTGACTCTTCAACTGGTAATGAAAGTGCATTAGGCGGTAATCAATACACATTGAACTATATATTCACATCAGGAACAACCGGTAATCATGCTTATAGACTTAGCACAGGCGGTGCCGCACCTATAAGTGGTGGTGGTAGCGGAACAGTTGTTACTTACACATCATTGGGTGGACAATCACCGTTTGTATCTGGATCAGGTGACTTCAATACTATACAAACAGTACCAAGTACTGTAACAACAGTGGTTAGTTCAGGTGTTACTGCTAAAGAATGGAAGTTCAACTTAGCAGAACAGTCAGACAATTTAACATTACAAAGTGAAGCAGTTACCAAAGTTGAATTCAGTGATGATGTATCTATGTTTAGTAATAGAATCAGATTCCTGAACTTAACAACTACAGAAATAAACGCATTGACAGGTATGGGATCAGGTGATACTGTGTACAACACCACAGAAGCAACATTATGTTTCTATAATGGTAGTTCATGGCAAAAAGTTAACCATGCTAACTTGTAAGGAGATATAATGGAACAAATATTACCAGAAGATATAAGAGATTACATAGCAACATTGTCAGGCGATAAAATAACATTCGCAATACAATTTGCTATGGATAACCCAGATTGTGGTTTAGAAACAGTTAAACAAGCAGTAATAGATGGCAACGACTAGTAAAACAGTTGCGCCAGCAATCAAAAGGAGAAAAATGATGGCTAAGAAATGGAAAGGACAAGGCTATAACGACAGAATGGACGAAAGTCTAGGTATGCGTCATAGAGGTGTCAAAATGACTCAAAGTCTTAAGGACAGAAGAGACGAAGCAAAAGGAATGAACAAGTTAGTAGACGGAATGGCATACAGTTCTGTAACTACTATGGATCATTCTTCACATAAAAAGGTATAATCATGGCAAAGTACATGAAAACCAAAAAGAAAAAGAAAAAAGGTAACAAAAGTAAAAGAGGTTAAGTAATGCCAGTAATGAAAGCAAAAAGCGGTGGTTACAAGTGGGGCAAAACAGGTAAAGTGTTTAAGACTCGCAAAGAAGCCGAAGCATATGGCAAAAGAAAGAGCAGATCATCCAAAAGAGGTTGATTGGCTAGCATACTACAAGAGTATACGATCAGTATGCCCTTGGAGTTATAGGAGTTATATTATGGGCGGCATTATAACTATACCTTATAACAGCAGTACCTTTAACACTTTTGCAAGTGCATTTGAATCATGCAAGAGTAGAGATGGAGTTCTCACAGATTGTTTTGTTTATGTATGCAGGGACAAAACACCTAAATGGTTAGAAACAACAGTAGAAGAACTCAACAGAGAAGAAAAATACACAGATTCTGAGTGGTTATACAGTACACCAGATGATGATGAGGGCGATGCAACACCTGTTCCTGTAATAATACAGCAACGCAAAGCACAATTAGAAAAATTAAGGGAACAAGTTGGATACAATGAAACCACAGAGAGCGAAAGTAACTAAAATGCCAAAAACAACAACACTAGAGCTCAGTAACAAGATTGAGCAACTCGAAAAAAGCAACGATCTACAACACGGACATTTGTCAGACAGAGTAGACGACCTTAAAGAAGCAGTTAAGGATAACAGAGCCTTCTTTACTACTGCGATCGAGAGCCTAGACAAAAAAATATGGGCTTTAGTGTTATTAACAATAAGTACATTACTAGCAACAGTAGCCAGTATGTTGGTGTCTTAGACAGCATATAAGCGTGTGTAAGCAAAGGAAATATATAATATGCCAGTAGCACCCAAACCAGTTAGAGAAGCCGCTAAAAAGGCGTTAGAAGCAAGAGAAAATGTTGCTCCTAGCAGGCGTGCTGGCACTAGAGTTGGTTTAGCAAGAGCAAATCAACTAGCAAATGGTGATAACATATCATATGCTACACTAAGGCGTATGCGTAGTTACTTGTTAAGAGCAAAAGAGAACTATGACAACGCAAGAGATCAAGGCTTAGACTTAGAAACATCAAAAGCCATACAAGCATACTACCTATGGGGCGGTCCAAGAGCCTTAAGTTGGGTAGAAAGCGAATTATCAAGTAGATAAATAAAACCAAGGTTACCAAACCAACCAAACACCTTATTTGAACCGTATTTTACCGGTATTTTTACTTAAAGTCATAAATAACTTATGTGCAAAGCAATAAAGCATTGCATTATTTGGAGCATAAAATGGCAAAAGTAAGAAAAAAGGCAACCCATCCGCCTAGAACAAAGGATTGGAAAAACAAACCTCAACAACCTCAACCTAAATCATTAGAAGATATCATAGTAAACAGTGATACTGCTAATTTAATTGCTATGAAAACAGTTATAGACACTGAACTAGCAAGGAGACAAGCAGATGCCAACTAAAGGACACGGAAAGAAAGTAATTGATCCTGTAACAGGTAAAAAGATAACACAATTTGAAGCCAAGTGGGGCATACATGTCAAAGAACTAGCACAACAAGAAATGGTTACCCCAGATGCTATACACATGAGAGTGCGTAACTTTGGTTCACCTTACCAGCGTAAGCCACAACCTTCACTCAGTGAAATAATGTATAACAAAACACTTGTAGAACTAGCAAAAGAAATAGGAGCACATCCTACTGCTATAGATCAACGCATAAGACTCAGAGGTAGTGCATACCTTACTACTGCATATGGTCAACACATGTTGGGTAGAAAAATACCTGGCTGTATTGATTGGGAAAAACAAAAGAAAGCATTGAAACCACAAGGTTGGTTACATCAAGATCATCCATGGTATCCACAGTGGAGAATGGTACTGATTAGAATGTTACTTGACGGCTACACGATCGAAGAAGCAATTCACAAGATGTTAAGTGGGGAGGCACCTGTTTATGAAAGGCCATAAAGCAAATTACTACATTATACCTCAATCCACTGTTAACAACAATGTGCTTACCATATGGTATGAAGTAAAAGCAAACAACGAAAAGAAACATTTGAACATGCATGATGAAGATATTGCATACATACACCATTGGTTAAGCAGATTTGTAATGGATGTATCACAAAAACAGTTCTTAGACAAAAGTCTATATAACATGTGTACTGTGCCTAGCAAAGAGATGCCTAAAAGCACTTATGCAGGCTCATACAATAGTGTGTTAAGTTATGCATCAGGTATAGTGGGCAATAGATTGCGTAATCCATCTGAGGACTACACAAAGAAACAGTTGAGATATATTAAGAAGTTATTCGATATCATATGTGTTGCTTATGATTACAACTTTAGCAAACAAGACTTGGGTTATGATTTACACACTAAACAGTATAATGAAAAACCGTTTGAGATTAAATTTAAGGAAGTGAAATAGTTAAAGGGGGAGTTGGCTGTGTAATAACTTCGAAGGCCACTTGTCTGTTATTATGAGCTCTATTTTAGCATGGCAACGCATTATAGAATTTTATGGATTGTTTGATTGAATCATTAGTCCGGAACTTTCAACTCCACAGTCCAACTCAATATTTATTTATCTAAATAACATATTTCTTGACATTAGAATGGGTGTATAGTATAATAAATCAAGAACTTTACAAAAAAACACAAAAAAGTATAAATAGAATTACATTAAGGCAAACATGGCAACTATCACAAGGCAAGAAATACTCAAGGCAAAGCATACTAAGGCTCAATTGCAAAAATGGGGCATACCATGGCCACCACCTAAAGGTTGGCGCAAAGAGTTATTAGAACTAGCACTAGAACAAGAAACACAGAACCCTTTACAAACAGAACATAAGGCTGATCACCGGAAAGAATTTTTTGATTGGGGATAAAGGCGGCGATTTTGGTACCCGCACCCGTAAAATAGAACTACAAGCACACTCCTGCTCAATGTAGTAATATAGACTTTATTCTGTTAGGTCGCAAACACCATATGTGCATAAAAAGATATGCAAGTGAGGAACGAGGCATATCCTAGAGTCGTCGCAGGTTGGGAAAGGTCAGAGCCCATTGCACGGTGTATAAACAAAATACCTGTTTCCAAATGTCTATGGCTGTATAGTATACACTCACAGAAAGAGGATGGAACCGTAATAGGTTCCGTCTGACTGAAGTTCCATCTACAGAAAGTAATAATAATTCTTTTTTAAATACTTAACTTCAAAGGTTCGAGCGAACGAAAGTGAGTGTAGAACATGCAGAGGTTATCGCCTTTAGGTGATGTATGTAACCACATAAA